GTTGAAATCCTCAACCAGATTCTGTGTTGGATCACCGATGTCACCGTACACCCCCGTCTGCTCAGTGAAGAACTGGAAGTGCCATGTGTTGTGTTGGCCCTCGTAGTAGGAGCCAAAATTGTAGTTGCCCAGGGTCGGCAGTTCTATTTTCTGTGGAGGTGCCTCCCATGTCACGTTACCCCTCATCTGTAGGATCTGTATCATGGTGTCGAAGTTGCTGTTCTGGTCACGTGCCATGGCCAGGCTGTGCCGGTCGTCTATGACTTGCTCGTTCTTGGTCTTGAACGGGAACTGCTGTCTAAGGTTGCCGTTGTTGGTGATGTCTATCAGCGTGTGGACTCTGAATTCGTACATGGTTGTGATTATTTAATCGTTAAAAAAGGGTGAACAAATTAATGTCCACCCTTTTAAATGTATTGCTTCTTTAACTTTTGCTATTACTATACAGCAATTACAAACGTTTTTGCAGTTACAGTTGCATTTGAAAGGTCGATGCTGTCTACTGTTCCTAACGCTCTGATTGCAGTTTGTAAAGTTGCAACTACCACTGAGTCAACACCTTCAGTCATGAAAGTTTGTTCAGTGTTAGTGTTACCTAGTGGGCCAGCTACTAGAATAGTACAAGTTTCTTGGATTGAATCTAATACTGCTTTTTGAGCACCAAGTGGTCCTGCTGATCCGCTTACTGCGTTGATGTAATCAATAGTAAAAAATTGTACATCTTTACCTATTACGTTTGACGGTACTGTTGTTGCCGCCGGGTTTACTTTAGTTGTCATTTTTATCCTCCTTTTTTCTGATTATAATGACTATGACCCCGCTCAGGGATCAAGTTGCAAGTATTTATAGGTTATTTTGGTAAATTATGCTGTAATATTACTTTTTAGCCCAGACCTCGTCACTTTTGGTCCTCTGCATGAATTTGTAGCCCAGTTCCTTCAGTATAGACTCACATTTTTCAACCGTGGACAATCTCTTGTCCCTCTTCATCTCTATGTTGATCACTGCGTTGTTCTTGCTCAGGGTCTCCCTGGCACCGTTCAGCAGTGGTACCTCGAAACCGTCCACGTCTATCTTGATGAAGTCCAGGTTGGTCAGTCCAAAGCTGTCAAGCGTCCTGCACTCTATGTCGCCCTCTCCCTGTTTCAGCACCGTGGAGTTGAAGTCCTGCTGTGCGGTGTGTTCCCGGTCTGACAGCCCATAGGGCCACAGCGTCACGTTTGATTCCGTGATGTTCTTGCTGAAGCACTCCCTGAAGTTGGGGTTGGGTTCGAAACAGACCACGCTGTCAAATCTCCTGGCCAGGGGTCTGGTCCACTGTCCTATGTTGCTACCTATGTCCAGGCACACACGCCATTGCTTGATGTGTTTTAATGCGTTATCTCTCTGTGGTCTTTGACCGTGTCCAGCATCTTCTAGGTAAGTGGGTTCGGTGTGTTGTCCGTACAAGACCCAGAAACTATTTTGGTTTGGCACTGTTACAGTTCCTTGAATTTTCTCTGTATGTCGGTGTTGGGCAGTTTTGATTGCAGAAGCTGTTTCAATCTTGCCATCAGTTGCGACTTGGTCTTCGCATCCAGGTTGTTGTAGTCGGCCACCGCTCTTCTCACGTTCTTGTAGTTGGCATCTGTTATATTCAGTGCCCTCTCCAACTGTGTGAGGTTACGGAAATGCTCTTCCCAACTCCTTAGGTATCTCCTCACGGCCATCACTGGAACGGGTTGCCTCTGCCTCATGGCCTGTGCTTGGTCCTTGTTCTTCAATTTCTTTGTTATCTCTGGATCACCTGCCACTATGGCCAGCATGTTTGCTAGGTCATTGTTGATCATCCTCACGTTGTCGAAAGTGCCCTTGGCCATGGTCTGGTCTGCGTATGCTTTGACGAACGGTCGTGTGTCCTTGTTCTGGCTCATCAGTGCCAGTGCCAGGAAACTGAGGTATATCCTCTCCGTGACTTCTGGGAACGTGAATCTCTGCAAGTCACTATGTCGTCTTATTACCTTGCCCTCAGATACATACTTTAAAAAAGGTGTTAACATACGGGTATTTATAGGCCATATGCAACGTAATTTTATATTGACCGACGTGATGAAGACCGGTGATCACACCAAGCTAGAACAGTTCATTAACCTACATAGTTTAGACGATCAGACTTTTGACCTGGAAGGTGAGTACTATACCCTACACAACTATGATCTGGACATCTACGACAGGAAGTTTGCCATAATTGATTGTGGGGCACAAAATGACAGATTAAAAGATAACACAGAATTCTATATAGAACTGAGGAAACGTTGCAATTTACTGCATAGTCAGGGTTTCGTTTTTATAAAAGCTAACCCGTGGGAATCATTGGACAATATCAATAGTAATAAACAGTATCCGGAAATAGATTTAGAACACATCAAATGGACCGGTGATGCCAGTTGGTTTTGGTTCTACATGTATAACAAGCACAAGGACAACAGGTTTACTTTTGATCATACAAATAAAAAATATGACTTTTTGTATCTAAACAAACAACCCAGGGAACACAGAGCAAAACTATATAGTAAGCTGACAAGCAAGGACATACTGTCCAACAGCTTATACACTAATTGGCCAGCTAGAAAGTTGCCAGCGGCGTATGAACTACCATGGGCACAGGACTATCCGAGGTATGGCATGGACCAAGACATTTTTGAAAAGCCATATAATGATACTGCCTGTTCGATAGTGTCAGAGACCAATGACACCGACTACGAGGTGTTCATGACAGAGAAGATATGGAAACCAATCATAGCACAACAAGTTTTTGTAGTGCATGGCAACTACCTATATCTACAGCGGTTGAGAGACATGGGTTTCAAAACTTTTAACAGCTATTTCGAAGAAGCATATGATCTAGATAAGGATCCAGATACAAGGATCAATACTATTGTAGATGTGTGTGATCGTTTACGTGAAGCACCATGGCAGGACATCTACCTGCACACGAAAGCATTGAGGAAACACAATCATGATACATTTTTTAACAAGGAAAAGTTAAGTTTGGAAATTGATAAGACTTTAAATCTATTTCTTGAATTTGCTGACAGCAGTCAAGTTCCTTCTTGAGAATCCCAATCTATCCACTAGTTTGACAGCATTACCTGACTTGTCAACAGCAACAAAACCTTCTGGTTCCGTTACCTCTAGTCCGTTGTCTGTCTGTGAGAATGATCCTATAGCCATGGCCTGATTCATTTTCTTTAACACAAACATCTTCATCTGCTGTACGGCTTTGTAAAATGTCAGCATGGCCTGTAAAGGCTTCTTGGCCCTGTTAAGGAATACCGGCATCTGTTTGATCTTGTCCTGCCTCAACTGCAAAGCCTTCTGTGCTTTCAGTCCTGATATCTGTTGTTGCATTCTGTCTGCGTAAAACTTCTTGAAACCTTGTAGGAATTGATTCACGTTGCTCGGCAGTTCACCCTGTTTGACCATTGCATTAATGTACATCTGAAACATGGGAACGAAGTCCGTGTTCTGTCCTAGCACACTTGCTAGGTCTTTTGGTACACTGCTTAACAATGTTTCCAGTTTGTCAATGCTGTTGTAGAACTGTTTCGTCTCATCGTCTGTGAATTTGGCACTGCCTGACACATCCTTGTACGATGCATTGTCAAAGAACACATCATTGCTTTTAGCAAATGAGCTAACGTCCGCCCCTCCCTGTGCGTTCATGCTTGCCAACGAGTCTCCTGTGTATGTTGTGTGGAATATGATTCCCACCTTGGCCCTGTCTATCTGTTTGGATAGGTCACCGCCTTCTGGAACTGCATATGTAATTTGATTGGGTGTGAAAGTCAGGTGAGGCTTACCGTCTATGTTCTTCCTCGTGATGTCCTCATCTGTGTACAGCAAATCACCTTGCACCACACCTTGTATGTTCAATTTTTTAAGATGCACAAGACACTTCAACAGTTTCTGTCCTAGCTCGTCCGTGCCGTGATTCTTTGCTATGTCTTTCTTTGTGTAGTTTATCTTGGCCGCCTGTGCAAACACTGACTTGGTTCCCACGAAGAACTCGCCATTGTCTGGATTGGTTCCACACACCACAGCAGGTGCTCCGTCCCACTTGACCGACACACTCATGGCCTCCGAGCTTGTGCCTTTCAGTGTCAGCAGTAGTCCTCTGAAGTATTCCACCACTGCCTGTCCACCCACATGGCCATCAGTTATTATGATGTCCTCTATGTGTTCCAGGTGAGTCCTTTTGAATTCTGTAAGGACGTCTTCTATCAACATGATTAATCCTCTTTGTATTCGCCGTCTTTGATTTTTAGTACGTTTTTCTTGATGTCTTGGTTCTCTTTGATACGAGCGACACCTTTCGAGAACTTGGATGCGTCCATGTTCTTGATCGCTGAATTGAACTTCTTCTCAAGTTTGAATGCAGTCTCCTGGTCAAAGTTCTCTCTGATGTACGTGATCAGTCTTATAGCTGATTCAAGTACGTGAGAAGCTCTGCTCTCCACTACCTCTTCCTTGTCCCGGTGTAGGGGCATTGAGCTTAATTCTTCTAATAGACTTTTTGTATGTTTTTGCATTGTAGGTATTTACTCATTATTGTAGCACAATTAAAGCAAAAGTCTACTAGAAATAATGCTTATCTTACTTTCCTATAGATGAAGTACTTACGTTGGTTGCTATCGTCACGTATATCTAGTATTTTTAGGTTAAACATCTCTGATAATTCTATGATAAATGGCACGTTCCACGCAAAGAATTCTATCCACTTGGCCTCAGATTTGTCGTGTTGTACACCTGGGTTGACTCTGAAGAACATTGTGCCTCCGTCCTCTAACAGGTCCACACATCGTCCTATCTCTGCAAGTATCTTGTCCCTGCTACCAAAGTTGATAGAACCCAAACACGTGATCACATCAAATTTTTGATCAGTCCTGTATTCCAGTGTGCCGACTTGTAGATCTGCTTTGTTGTTGTAAGGATCAATCCCTATCAGGTTGTTAATCTTGCCTTTGAATTCATTGTATCCACAACCAACATCAAGCACAGCACGTGGTTTCAGGCTGTTGACTTCGTCTATCAGTGCCAGTCCAGAATACTTCCATTTCTTTATATCATTTTCCCAGTACTTGGAGAAGTATTTGTGTAGACAGGCAACATCAATCGCTTCAACATATTGTTCTAGTGTGTCGCAACGATCCACTTCAACACCAAACGTTTCCAGTATGTAAGGTTGTGTTACCTTGTCAAGATCGTTCTGGCTATATCCTAGCAGTTGTGCAAATATTTTCTTGTTCATACTTTAATATATATTAAAAGTTTGATTAAGTCTATATCTTTTTCTTGATTGGCTTCGATAGTATGTCTCTGGTCTTGTCAGACATCACACCTGTGATTACCAACATGGGCCTTGGCCGGTTGCTGGAGTTGGCTGTTGAGTGTGGTAGGTTCTGCCAGTCAAACTTGTGTATGTCACCTGTCCGCCATCTGTCGAACTGTTCGTTACCATACATTATGAATTGCCCCGGTTCCCAGTCTTGCAACATCACCATGATACGAACAACATTGTTTGGGTCAGCGTCTAGATCATACAGTTTGTCTATGTGCATGTTCAGTACCTCTCCTGTGAACTGTATGTGCAGTTTAGATTTTGTAGATTCCATAGCAAAGAAGTCTGTCATTCTTTGTAGTGTTGGGCACTTGGTGAAGTCTGCCAGTCCTCTGTATATGGTCATCTTGGGATCTGCGCCTGCTGTCTTAAGATCATTCTCTTCTGCTTCTACATCGACATTGACATTCTCCCTGCCTGTGCCTTCTCTACGGTTGGACCAGTTGAGAGGTTTGCCATCTTCTATCACTGCTTGTAGTTCTGTCTGCCACCCACCCGTGAACTTGCCCAAGTGTTCCACACAGTCTGTGTCCTTGTGCCACTTGTTGAAGTGATAGTTGCTTCTTGCTTTTGCTTCTTCCCAATTACTTGTAGACATATACCTGAATATCCTTTTGCTTGTAGTCGTGTAAATCACCCATGTAATTTATATCTAATATTTTTGCTAATTCTAAATTGTTTTTAACTCTTGTTACTCTTGACCAATTCTTTTTAATGAAACTCATAATCTCTGTATTTTGTTCTTGAATATGCCAGAACATACCTTCTAAATTCTCATACCATTTATAGTTTGGATATGTGATATTAAACTCACCACAATGTTTCCACCAATCATAACATTCTATATCATTCCTATATACCATGACAATAGGATGTTTATGTTTTTTTATCTCATCTAACTCATACGCAAAACAATGAGATTTAATAATCCTTTTTCCTTCGCCAGAAAAAGGTAAATCCCATTGATCACGTTGATTACCAAATTCCATACCAGGATCGAAATAGGCGCCAGTGTGCATTAATTGTTTTTTGCCAGGGGTATCAGCATCGTGATAGTAAGTTCTAGCCTCAGAATAGTCTGTGTGATCTATGTTATCACTCCAGTAGATGTTCTTGACAACACTACTCCATTTTGATCCTGGTGCCCCTGTAAAAAGTATGTACATTATTTTGTCAGCTCTCCTTTGTACACAGCATTGTAACCCAACTGATTCTTTCCAAAGTCAGTGAGTGTTTTCAACGCACCTGGTGTAATGAATGACTTCAGTGTCCTAACTGCGGCATCACCCTCTGCACCTGTTCTCCATTCGTACTGTCCCACTTTCTTCTCGATAGCGGCAATTGACGCTGGGTCTTTGATCATCTTGTCCAGGGCGGCAACAAGTTTCGCTCTGTTTGGATTGCCCTTGTTCACCCAGAATGCTTTCTGTAATGCATCTCTCCAACTCTTGACCAGTTTGTATGCATCGTAGAAGTCACCACTTGGTGCGACACCATACGTGGATTCAAACAGTGCTTCAAACGTTGGCTCTGTGAAGTTGGGATCCTTGTCGTGGTTACCTGTCTTGACATT